ACGGAGTGTTCCTTTACCCTTCGTAGTAAGGAACGCATACTTCTACTTTTCCAGGACAAATTTTTATTTCTTTACCTGCGGATGTGAATTTTCTTCTCCGTCACACCCGGACGAACCAGCAAGGCAACTCTAAAGAAGACTATTTGTTCCCAAGGAACGAATTGTCTTCCATCGAGCCACCTTGGACACCTGTATAGGCTGCAGCAGCTGGAGCTGATTGGACGGACCCACCTAATGCATAACTCTTCTTTGGTTTGTACTCTGGATCAAAATACTCCCCGAGAATATACATATCCACATCGGCTTCGTCCTTCTCATTATCCCCCTCAACTTCGACTGCAAGCGGCTTATCTGCGTCTAAATCGTCTGCATCATCATCTGAGTAATCCTCCTTCTTCCTCTCGATTTCTACGTCGGCAAAGGGGTCCTCTTCATCGTAATCATACGAATCAGGGACATCTTCATCTCCATAGGCATCAGAGAGATCCTCCTTACCTTCATGTGGCCTAAAAGGTTTGGATTTTCTCCCCTTAGCGAGGTTTTCGTGAAGATCCTCATTGAAAGTGCGTGGCTTCCCCTGGTGGTTGGACGACTGCAACTTGATAGTCACAGAACCTTTACTCAGAGGCAGTGGGTTCTCTACTTGCGCCATGCGCTTCGCAAACACTTTGAACTTACTCTCCTTCGACGCAGAGGCGTCTAACTGTGCCAGCGGCTGTACTACTGACACACCTACCGACTCATAATGGTACTCTTCCGGCTCAACAACGGCGTATGCTTCGTTGATGTCCTCGACTTTCGCACTAGCAGCGGGCGCACCATCATTACCTTTTGCTGCTGCTGGGTTCGGAGCTTCTTTCTCGTCAACCATGTCAACGAAATACTGCAAGGGGGGGAAGCTAGCGTAAACATCACTAACCTCCTCAAAACCTACCTCTAGGTTAGTGAGTCTAACATCTGTACCTTCCCCGTTCTTAGCACAGACGTTCTTCCCTCGTTCATACATCGCCTTTGCAATGTTGTAGGTGACTGGACATCCACAAGATGACAGCATAACACCAATACTCACCTGCATCACGTACTTAGCAAAAATACATGTTGCAGGGACTGGTGTACCATCGTCTCTGAACATCTCCTTCGGAGGGGCAGACATATTGATCAACGAGTTGATACTATCCTGCGGACTGCGTCTTGGAACAAGGTAATAGGTGCCTCCCTTGTTCTTCACACAGATAGAATTTCCGAGAAAGGGGACTTCAGATCTAGCAACTTCACCATTGCCAATCTTGGTCACGTCAATTTTTCCGACCACTACGGAACCTTTCTTTGGATAGAACCCCAACTCGCGCAAGGACCTCTGGTACTCTTCCATAAAATCACCAGCGTCCTCCATCTCCCTCAACTCCCATGCCGCAGCTCCTGAACTCCACGTGTCAACCTGCGTCGTCCAATTAGTTCCACTTGAAACTCCACCCATATGGACAACATTCAGGCCGTCTGGATAACAGACACGCGGTCTGGTAGATATGAATCCCCACAATTGGATCAAAAATCTCCCATACTTGCGAAGCGCTGAACCGCCTTCACCAGTCTTCAAAAGAGCTGCCGCTATTAAATCACCCCAAACATAATGGACTGACTGATCACACCCCGATAAGTCAAGGCTGACCAACGTGAGCACTCCATTTTTGAACGACAATGCCAGCACGTCGTCACCGTACTGACAAAACTTCACCCCCTTCATCTCCTCCAACTTCTTACCCCGACACACTCGTTCATGAAAACCCAAGTGCATCATGCTTGTACCTACATAGAGGGAGGATTCCTCCGTAGGCTCGCCTACAACCTGCGAGAAAATTTTTCCAATGGCCCGGCTAAACCAACCAGGGTATATATAGTATATCCGGCCCTTGGAGTCGAGCTCGTCTATTCGCTTACGATCGGTTTTGTTCGAAGCTACAACCGTAACGTAGCGTGACATAATCGGATCTGTGATGAACTTCTTGACTAACGTAGCATAGTCAACAGTGGGTTCCCTCTTCAGCTCCGCAGCTAACCACTGCTTCACCAACTTTTCATCACAGTCCATTGCCTTTTGGCCCTCAACAGAATTTCTCAGCAGAGGAACCTTGCCAGTCTTATCATTCCAGTGGGGCAGTCCACACCGGGACGCCGCCATTGGTTGAATCGTCTGTTCATAGTCCTCTGGTAAGTTCTTCAGTGAGTACCCATCGGTGTACATCACTCCTCTAAGACAATCGACCATCAAATCATAAGCCTCCTTCCGGCTTTTGATCCCGGCTCCTTTTGCGATGACTTGGACAGGATCTATCATTTTTGTTCGTTTTGCTTGTTCGTCCCGTCGGTACAACGTAGCCAGCCTCGTTGCACACCCCAGCGTAGTTCCACCAGAGTAAACCATCTCTACAGCGTGTTTAGCGCACGCTGCTAGTACCTTCCTTTCGTCTGCATCACATTTCCTGAACCGCTCCTCCATGCACCTGAACGCCCACTCGTTCCGCGGCACAGTCTTGGTCTGGAAGGGAGCCTTGAAACTTATCCAGTCTCCTTTCTTATCCAATTGCAATTTTTCACTGTGTTTATTACTTAACACCACCCACCGATGAGCCGTTTGAGCGGCTGGTATTACTTCTTGAAAATCTGCGACAAGATTACGCAGATTGGAAGCCGCCCCAGGCAGGCCGAATGCTTCCCACGGTAATAATACAATTGAATCTCTCTCCTTCTTCAAGGCCCTCGCCTCCCCTAGTAAGTCCATAATTTTTACTGCTGCAGCGACCACTTCTGCAGGCAGTTTTACCTTACTATCCAGAGTTCCCTTCTTCTGCAATGTTGCTATTTTTAGTGCTCTTGTTAATCCCTTCTCCATATCCAACTTCTCCTTAGCGTAATGCTTAGTAACTACGGTCAAACAGTCTGCGAACTGTTGCTTAAAGTATCTATTCAACACACCAGCATCAGAAGCAGCCATAATTGTCAAGTTGTTTGCATAAAAGAGATCTTTCGCCTACTTACGCTGTAGACTGCGTCCTGTTTATAAAGACAGGCAACTTCAGTTCATCAAATAGCCTGATGGGGCCCTACCGCGGCGAGAAGCCAAGTAGCGAGCTCCAGCTCCTGCTGCTGCGGCTATGTTCTCCCGAGTAAACATCGATTTGGCAGCGTCCTTCGCAGCGTGTATAATTGTGGCTCCAGCGGCTGCTGCTGCTGAAGCAGTAGAACCACCGAGCTGACATAACATCCCACAACCATCCTCAACTGCGGACTGCCCACTGCGCGTATACTGGACGGGGTTGTCCTTTGTGAATCTAATAGACTCACGTTCGAACTCATCGTACGTCATATCTGATATCTCCACTGGTAAAAATGTGGAGACGTTAGCCAACGGTAGTGCCTCATAATGAAACACCACGTCGACTGTGAACGTATTTCCGGCTGCGTAACCAGAGCCGGAAATCAGCATAAAGCCATACGGGTCCGCCGTACCAGTAAACAGATTGGCAGAAGTAGTAGCACCTCCGAGCTGAGTGTACTCCATGACAGCCCAGTTGGAAGCTGCTGCAAGGGGCATGACAACCTCCACTGGTTTAACAAGTTGTTCCACGTTCAGCAAAGGTAACTGCGTGATCGAAGAGTACGTCGCGGGAAGAACAGTAAACGCATCACCAGGTAAGTAACCATAGGCCACAACACCAGACGCCGTGGTCAAAGGACTAGTATTCACCAACCGGATTCCGCCACCTACGCATCGGGACGCTCCAAAAAGCGTTGCAGCAACTGTTGCTCCCGGCCAAGGCGTTCCCGTAAGAGCCGTAAAGTCAACAGCTGCAACCGCGCCAGCTGAAGCTCCCTGGCGGAACATGACGTGCAGCCCACTACCATAATTGGGTTGGGCAACGAGCACAAACATCTCCTGAGAGCTGCTAAACGAGTAGCGCTGGCGTAGAGTATACAACGCCGTCGCCTGTCCCGAGTAGGGTCCCCTGACGAGTCGGTCTGTCGTGAAGGGGTGCTCAAGCTGGTCGAAAAACTTGTGCCTTCGTGGTGTCCTGATTCTGTCACCTGATTCCTTGCTTCTTCTCGCTCCATGATTCTTTCCTTTCTTTGCCATCATCTAGCTATAATCATCTTCTTCTCATCTAAT